GTAGGTTGTTTTCATCACACACCCAACGCACAGCACGCCGCATGATTACATTAGAGTCAATCATCCGTGAACATCCTCTAGGCGTGTGACTCTGTCATGCAAGATACGGTTCTGTGCCTGCAGTCCTTGCACAGCGTTGGTCAAATGTTTGATCTGTGCTGCCATGGCTTCCATAAGTTCACAGGCCTGTGCCAGCCGTTCACTCACAGTGTCTATATTGTGCTCATGCGTGACATCACGCAGATACAATTCGTGTAGTTTCTCAAATGGGTCAAAGTCACCGTTAAACATCTTTGTTCAGGCTGAGCCTAATATCGTTGATCTGTTTCATGGCCACTGCCAACTGTGCAATTTCATCTGCTGACAGTATCCACGTGTTGGGATCATTGGCACGCACACCATCACGCTTGTCCAAGCCCAAGTGTAGGCGTTCTGTGATTAGTCGTAGGATGTGTTCACACTGTCCAGGAAACTTCTCCACAAAGGCTTCACGGTGAGCACCATTGACCTTTTGTAAGATGCGTGTTTCCAGCACTTGTCGTTCAAATACGTTGTTTGAGTCTGTCATACACGCTCTCGGATGTCATAGAACCAATCCTCACCTGCTGACCATTTACGGCTACCATCCACTGAATATGTCTTGGTGGCCACACGGAAGTCTGGTTGTTTAACTTCTGCAGGTACGAGACTTTGATCATACCATATGCAACGGTTGTTGGGCTGTGTGGCAAACTGTCCATTATCCAGTTTAATAAAGTTGAAACTCTTGTGTTCGTCTGCGGTTTCAGTAAAGGTAGTGTCCACAGCCATGCCATCAGCACAGAAGTCCACTGTGAACATGTAATGGCCATAATGCCACTGCCTGTCTTTGCCGTAGAACTTGACACCTAGATTGCGTAGGGCAGTCTTTTCATGTATGGTGAAGTTATAGCCCATGCAGTCCCATAACTGTAGCATGTCTATGGGCAGTTGTGGTAGGTCACTACGCTGCCACACATAAGCATGTAAGGGCAGTTTGTCATACAAGGCACCATACTCGGGCAACAGGCTTTCAATACGAAACACCTGGCCACGTATGGCTTTGAGACTTACCCAAACACAAGGTTCAAGTTCTCCATGGCCTTTGTGATCATCATATAAGAACTCTCGCCGCACAAAACATCGTAGGGGCGGCAGGCTTGCAATTAGATAACTCATGGTTTATGCCCATGGGTTGTCAATAGCACCTTGGTTGAACTGTGTGAAACTACGATCAATCCAAACTGTCCAGAAACTTTGTGTACGGTTCACACGCTTTGATTCCATCAAGGTGCGTAAGCGTTGACCCATCTTGGTGTATGTGCCATCAGCATAGCGAACAGCCTGCTCACCAGTGCGTGGATCAATCCATATATACTTTTCTGGACGTGGGCGACCATACTTGTCAACCTTCTCACCAAAACTCTGCTTCTCAAGTGGACCCATGATTTCATAACTGATTGAGCCATCATCATATGTTTTGAACTGGCAAACAACTTTGGCATCTACTGCTCGCATGTTGCTGTCAGGGTGTGGCACAGCCATGTCGTGGAACACACTCATCACTTGGGCCGATTGTGGCAGTTTGGGATCACGTTTGGGGATTGGACGCAGTGGATCTTCTGGGATTAGATCATTGTTGTCCACATATGGATTTGAACCTGTGATGTAACGCATGTCAACATCCGCACCATTGAGTACTGCTAGAGCAATCTCATATTTCTTGCTGGGTGCTAGACCTTTTAGTTTGAGACTCACACGGGTCTCATCAAACACAAACTTCTCTAGTTCTAGGGCAGTGGGAAAGTCTTCCTTCAAGCCTTCTAGACTGTATTCAATGGGTTCTGGTTTGAGTGCGTCTACTGTGGTAATGATGTCCGCAGCTTCTTCGTTGAAGTCAAGATCCACTGTGCTGGGCTCCATGGCCTCCGTTGGTGTGGTGTCGTCGTTCCATACATCCACTGGTTTGCTGTCATTCTTTTTCATATCATTTCCTTTCAAATATAATGAAAGGGTGTTGAGGACACCCTAGGAACCTTTTGGTTTACTTCTTGAAACGCTTGGGCTTGACGTCTGACATCACACCTTCCAGTGCTGGATCAATGGTGGTCTTGGTCATGCTGCGGGTAGTTGGACTACGTGCGGCAAAGGCAGCATTGATTGAGTCTGCCAAATTGCTACGCTCCGCCTTGCCTTCACGGAATGTTTCACGCTTGCCTGGGCGGGCACTGGCATTACCTGTGCTAGGACCCTTGCCGTAGTTTGATTTCATTTTTTGGATATCCATTTTGTTTGTCCTAATTATGTGTTGAATCCGCTGACAGCCTGAACAATCAAGTTGGCGTTGGTAATTTGGCTTGGTGGTTGCCAGTTGGTGCCGTCCACTGTGTAGGCCACAAGTTTAACTGTGGTTGTTGTTGCTGGCCTTATGGCTAGACTCAGTGTTTCACCAATGGGGTTTGGTCCTGCTAGTGTTGCATCAGTTGCGGCATTGACCAGTTTGTAGTTGGTTGGTGTTGAACCTGCAAACTGTGCGTAGGCTGTCAACATGAATGTGACATTGGGTTGCAATGTTGCAACATCAGTGGTCAAGTTAAATGTAGCACTGGTGCCTGTGGTTTGCGTTGCTGTGGTGTTGAATGCCACAGTCACAGAACTACCAGTTGAAACTATACGTGGAACGCGAGTTTGTGGAAAGTCTGTAATGAACAATGGTTGTGCAACAGAGTTTGTTACTGAAATTAAGGTTGTATCAATTAGGGCCATGATGTTAGTCCTTAGATGCTAGATTGGAATTGGTTCAATGTCACAGGAGTGATTACCACTGTGGCTGAACTTGCGGCTGTGATGGTGTTGACAATAACACTTTGTCCACCACCGTTGACTTGAAAGTCACCAACAACAACTCTGCTTTGACCAAACGGAACAAATACTGCTGGTGCTGGATCACCAATTTGTGCGTGATGGAAACTGGCTGGTGTTGTAGTGCCCAAGTAGACATTGACCCAAGCATTTACTGTGGTGCTGGCATTGTCAATTTGAAATGCGTTTGTGGTGCAAAGAGCAAAAGTTGCTGTGCCAGTAGTGGCAGTGGCAGTGACCAGTTGTGCTTCGCCTCGTAGTTGTAAACTCATCGTGTTCTCCTTAATCGCACTTGTTGCCAACGCGATTCACAAGTTGCTTGTTTTGAATCTTGTCTGGATTGGCTGGGCCTTTGATGGGCATGCCAGTGTGTCCTAGTATTGGTGCAGAGGCTGTTCCACCATTGGCAGTCTTGCCTGTGACGTTGCCCGTACGGTTTGGCATCTGACGCTGATTGTGTCCTTGGTCATCATTGCTGGTGCCTGAATGCATGTTGTGTGCATATTGGCGACCTTGGCCACTACGTTGGCTTGAACCATTGTTTTGACCGTTGAAGTCAAGACCTACATCACGCTGGTTGGCTGCTGGGTTGTTGCCCATCTTTGGTAGACCTGCGTTCTTCTTCATATCGTTACCAGGCTTGCGGGCTGTGGTAGGATTCTTTGGTTGGAATGTTCCTGAATACATTTTATTTTTTTCCTTTGGTTGTGGGTGCCTTGGCAGGCTTCTTGGCACCCACGGGCTTCATGCGGGTGGGTTTCATTTCGCCCTTGACTGTTTTGTTCAAGCCTTTGGGCATCATTTTGGTAGTTTTCATATTATTTCTTCTTAGCAGTTTTGGCCGCAGCCCGGAATGCCCGGGCAGTTGGAGCACCTTTGGCACCAGGTGTTCTCATACGTTCCTTTGAACCCTTGGCTATTCTTTCACGCTTGGCTGCAATGTTGGCATACAATCCTGGTTTCATATCAACAGTCCCATCTTTCTCTAGCAGCCTTGCCACGTGGACCTGTCCACTTTGCACTTCTGGCACAGAAACTCTTTTGCCTTGGACCTGAATCCGTAGGGGCTTTGAGATTGCTGCCAGTGGCCTTGTTGTACTTGGCACGACCTTTTGCCGTCAAACCAGCACCTTGGCTCACAGGCAATTTCTCACCACGACCCACTGACAGTTTAACATTCTTAGGCATCCGCATCGTCCTTTGATTTATTTATATTAATGATACTATTTACTGCTTCTAAGAACGCTGTTCGCTTGCCATCTACAACAGAACTGTTGTCTTCTACTTCAATGTCCATCATTGTGGTGGCAACCTTGTCCACAATGATCTTCTCATATGTCACACGGTTCTTGGTGTCGCCCGCGAGTATGGCATCACGATAACCTTCCATCAAGGAGACAGCAAAACTTTTTCCAACAGTGAGCTCACATTGAGCAAGCAAGTCTCGGGCAGTTAGTTTCTGCGTTGAGCCAGGCTTGCGTCCACTGCCAGGTCTTGGACCACCGTGTCCTGAGTTTGGTTGTTTTTCAAGTTCCATGCTTTTATTTAGCGTTTGTTGTTGCGATAGGGTTTTTACGTGGTCTTCCTGGCGGTCGTGCCGTCTTTTGGGGTCGTTCTTTGCGTGGTCTACCTATTGGCACACCGTTTTTACTGAGTCTGGGTCCTGTGAGTCGTGCGACAGGCAACAAGTTTTTGGGTGTGTACGCACTGAATGGTCTCAACTGCTTGGGTTCTTTGGCATAACTGCCATCGTACACTGTCATTCTACAAGTGTGGCATTTGTGTTTGAAATGCTCGCCAGGCATGCCCATCTTGTGTGCTTCGCATGTGATTACCTGATCTGTTACAGTTTGAGCACAGTGATCACATGCTTTTGCAACAGGTATTGCAAAGTCGCGTTCTCGGGTAGGATTATAGCGTAGCAAGTGCTGAGTTAACAGTCGGAATTGTTCTTTGTCCATAGTGGGATATTTAATCACCTGGGTTAACCTCAACAACTTTACTGTTGAACTGTTGAACTGTTAAGCCGTTAAGCCGTTAAGCCGGTTTTTGCTGACCTACCTGACAAGAAAATATTTTTTTCTCACGGGCTAAAAGTCTTTTCCCGGCTTAACGGCTTAACACCAACCCAATTTTAATCCTTTTCTGGATTGATCAACCGATCAAACTGCTGTCGTCGACGATCAATTGCCCGTGATCCAGCATCTTTGTACCGTAGCATTGGTATTTTCTTCTGCCAAGGGCTGGTTCCTTTGTACATGTCAATTTCCGCAATAAAATTAGCACTGTTTATTTCATATTGGGCAAAATCTGCAGTCACAGAATTCAAACAGTACATGCCCACTCTGGATCCATCTCGGATAGTGGGATTTTGATAAAAACCATACACACCCGACTCCAATATCAGTGGTTTGATTTTACCAGCAAAGCCGTTAAACTTCATACGAACATCACTGCGATCTTCTTGTAATACTTTATAGATTTCATACAATTCTTTAGCACTGATCATTTCAACTTGTTCGCTGATCAAGTATTGCACAATCTTGTTTACTGTGCTTTCTTTTTCATCAATGACTTCGTTCCAATCTTTACCCCTCAATGGCGGATTGTTGTAAAATCCGTTTTCGCTACGGTATGTCCAGTCCAAATAATTTAAAAACTCTTGTGCGGCTTCTCTGCTGGCCCATTCTTTGTACAATGGCCCACGCAGTAACATATCACCCACTTCAAAATCTGACAGTTCTTCTACATCTAGTGTGGTATCCAAAGCTGCTAATAGTTCTCTACAGTAGTTTTCATTCGCCTGTGCTCGGTTGGTAATTTTAACAAAGTTAGTGGCAAATGTGCTGTTGCGTTGCGTTTTAATAGGACTTACACGCATCATTTGTGGGCCGTCTTCTACAGGCAGCGGATAAGTTTCTTCATTACAACCTATCACATAACGTATGGTATTTTCAATAGTAAACTCTGCACCGTATTTCATTTTAACAAAACTATCTGGTGATCCTGTCATGTTTTTGAATGTGCTCCAATCATTTCTAGCAGGAACTTCATCAATAAACATAACAACCTTGTTCATTTTAAATCCATCAAAGTTTCCGTGCAACACATCCCAAGTACTACTGAAGCAACTTTCTTTACCTAGTATTTGCTTGAACACAATATCAAACAATGCGTTTTTACCTACTTTACCTTTACCAAATATAACTGGCAAACTTGCTGTAGGATTACCTATGTCCGCGTGAACAGTTCCGTAAATCCATTTTTCAAACCACACACGATTTTCTTCTTTGTCGCCTACCCAATCTTGTATGCTTTCATTCCATTCAATGTTGTTGCCGCTGATTGCGTTTACCAATGCTTGCATATAAGTGCTAATCTTTGGCACATCTGTTTTAGAATAGTTGGGTTCTAATTTGTCATCTAATCTCAACAGATTAAAAGTTTTTTCATCTACGGATTTTAATGTATTAGTGATCTTATCAAACACCCTGGGTGGATAAGTTGTAGTTACCCATTGACCAGTACCAGGATCTTGTACAGTAATATCACCGCCTTCGACCATTGTGCGAAACATTTTACGTGCAACTTCATCATCTAACTCAATCCAATTTTCACGCAAACTGCTTGGTGGATAGAATTTAATTTCTGTATTGTATAATTCAACATTGGTCTTTTCATCAACCAATGTAGTTGTCAAACTTCTAAAATACTTGGGAGCAGCATCTCTATAGAATTTCATATCTGTAGATTGCATAACTTGTTCTGCTTTTATGAATCCGTTCCATCTACGCTTTTGAAAGTCCTCTTCAGATTCTTCTAATTTAGCGGCCTTCTTTTCTTGTTGTTGTTTCTTTTGTGCTAGTTTTTTTAATGCTTCTGCACTCATGTTTTCTAAATCACTCATTTGTCATTTCCTTTATTGTTCTTTTCAAATATTTTTTTCCGCTTTTTGTAAAACCGTACTTGTCATTTCCTTCCATTGACCAGTCTGGTCCAAATCTTTCTTTTAAGAAATGTATCACACTGCCCATGGTTACATCACCATCTGTGCTTCCTGCATCCCAAACTATCTTTGCATCTAATGCAGTTTTTTTACTCATCATACCACCTGTTACATACTGGAAGTCTGCAAGGCTAAATCCACCTTGCTTCATTCCCCAGCCAATATTACGCCATACAGTGTATTCACCTACATATGATTGATGTAATCGTGTAAGAATATTTTTTTTACGTTCATCTGTCATTTCAGGATAGTCCGCAGGATCAGTGCGTTGCACTTGTCGTTCAGCATCCAATTGCTCTGTCATTAACACCAGTACTTCAGCAAACTCCTCAGTTAGTAAATTATCTCTACGCTCTTTGATCACGCAGTTGGGTGTGCCGTAAAATATTCTTGTTGGGTCCTTACATGCTTGGTCGGCTTGATCAAACAAACTCAGCAGTCCTCTGTTGATTTTGCGTAGTCTGGCACTGTCTGTTTCAGGCACGGCCAATCTAAACAGTATACGGAATCGTGGCTTGTCATCTGTGTAACTAGGAGTTACATAAAAACCTGCACCAAACTCATTGTACCAATCATTGTGCAATAGTTCTTCAATGCTCATACCCGAGTCAATGTCAACCATCAACAACTCTCTGGATACAAAATTCTCATCGTCCCTGTGATCCGTGCGTAGTTCAGCACTGGTGGCATAGCCATCCACTGTAACAAGTTCAAACACATCCGGCCACGCTGCTTCTACATTTGTCCAGCCCCAACCTAAATTAACACGCACACCATTGCATTCATAGTAAGGACGATCGTTGGGCACTTCTACTTGTCGTGCCTTACCAATGATTTTAGGATTGATGGCCAATTTCATTTTTATCATCCTTTAAAATCTTTTCAATTTTTTTTATCATTGCCCTAGCAATTTGTTTATCATCGCTAGTGCCAGTTAATAAAAGTTCATTCCATCTAGCCAATTCTTCTTCTAATGCGTTCATTTTAATCCCCTTTGTCTCTTAAACTTTTTAGCCACTGTTCTTTTTCAATGGCATTTGCTCGAGCACGGGCTTCTTTTTTCAATAGTCGTTGATGTGTTGCTGCATTTTGTTCACGAAACCGTTCAGTGTTTTGTCTTATCATTTCTAACAACACAGGATCACCCAGATCCTCGCCCAGCACACTTTTTTTAAGGCGTTCGCTGCGTTCATAAGCCTCACGCTGCTCGCGGTCAACTGTTTCACGGAATTCAACAAATTCCTCGACTGTGGTAAAGTTCAAGTCCAGTCTGTTGCGAGCCAGCAAAGCAAGATGTACACGATGCACATCACCGTGCTTCATGTTTTTTAGATTGTGTCCAGCACGTATCATCAGCACTACCCAAAAGTCTTCACAGTCCTCTGCTCGTGCGTTTGGTTCGCTTACCAAAACTTCCATGTCCCAAATGTCTATGCCGTTGGGCTGTAGTTGTTCGCGGATGTATTCATACACATCTTCTTTGTGTTTTTTGTTGTTTGCATTGGATTTATGCTCTGTATGTCTGCGAACAGGATCACAACTGCGTCCTACATAAAAGTAGCGGCGTTGATCTTCCCATTCATAATACAATGCGTATATTTGATCTGTCATTTCTATTCCTTAAAATAAGGCTATCAAGAATAGAGTATTACACTCTTTCTTTTTAGCGGCAATGTATTTATTATAAAGAACAAAATACTGCGTGTAAAGCGAAAAAAATGCCAAAGGTAAAGCCCAATTGGCGTTGCACCAATTGGGCTTTGATAAAATGTATTGTGGGTTCTTTTGATTAAGTTTGCCGCTATAAGAAAGAGATTGGCCGCACAATACAAGTGTGAAACAGGTTAAAAGTAAATCAACTATCGATTCGGAGAAACAAAATGGATTTCCTGCGTCACAATAGTATTTATTATACAGCAATCAAAACCTGCGTCAAACGGTTTGGGCAAATTGATTGTTGCTAATCAGCATTATCTCTTTATAATAAATTAAAAACATAAATACTCCATAAGAAAGGTATTGAAATGAACCCAGAAAAAAAATGGCGACGATACACACGCATAGGTGATGTGTGGGTCAACATGACCAAGTATCGCGAAAAGATACAACCAGCCGCCAACGGTTGTTTGCTATGGACAGGACCACGTCATCGTCAAGGATACGGAATGGTGGGTGTGTTGGACAACAACAGCACTCGCAAGATGACAGTGGTGCATCGAGTGGCCATGCGTATCAAACTGAACCGTGCGTTGACCACAGAAGATGATGTGTTACACGCATGTGGCAATAACCTATGCTGCAATCCATCGCACCTATACCTTAGAAATGAAGAGAAAAGAAATGACACAACAACCATTGCTGTACCAGAAATATCAGCATACGCCAAATGACACGTGGACTTGGAACTACGCTGGTTATCCAGATGTTAAAGAAATGTTTGATATGGCTATCATTCACTCCGAGTTCGAAGTGGATGGCCTTTTTACAATGTGTCACGCAAGCCTGCAATATGCATTGGATTTGGCAACTAGCCACCAGCGTCACAACCTAACACACGAACAAATACTGACCTGTAGAGATCGCACTAGCAATCGTCTGCTGGCGTTCAGTTGGATTGGTAGAGGCAATAGAACACCTTACAGTAGAGATGAACTTGCAGAAGCACGTATGGCACAGGTAGATTTAACGTTGCCCATAACCACACGCATTCATTTATTGGTGCAGATGATTGATTTTTGGGAACAATGGGCCGTAAATTGCGGTGTTCCTATTCTAGCATCAAACAGTATTCGTCAAAAACAAACTGCGTTTATGCGATTGCATGAACGATTAGGCTTTGATGTTCGCGGCGGTATAGCATATAAAAGGGTTATACCAAAATGAGCCACAGCGGAATATTTGGACAAAGTATGAGTGGTGCATTGGGACAAAACATGTCAGGTGCTTTGGGATCACAAAACCCTTACATGAACCAAGGCCAAGCCGCACAGCAACATGCAGCCTACATGGCACAACAAAAAATATACACAGCCGCACCCAAACCAGAATGGATGATTGCAGGCAAGGCTATGAGTATCACAGAATTCGCAGATGAACTATTTGGCGATACACCCCAGAGGACACTCTTCCTCTTAAAATATTCAGACAAAGGAAAATGAAATGACATTACAAGCGATGGGCACAAAACTAATTGTGGAGCGTGTAGAACGCGAACAAAAATCAGCGGGTGGTATTTTTATCACCAACCAAGCAGATCCAAATCCGCTAGCACAGATCATCAGCATAGGCAGTCAAGTAAAAATTGATGTGTGCATTGGAGACCGTGTAAGCCTAAGTTGGACCAATACTGCCAATCAACCGTACAATGGCAAGACCTATTACATTGTAGATGAGTCAGGCGTATTTGCCGTGGAGAAATCAAATGACTGAAAAAATTATAACATCAGCACCAACTGAAGATGAAGTGTTGACAGCCAGCCTCAAACTGGTTGTTGATCGCTTCATAGAAATGGGCTACGAAGAAAACATCATATTTGGCAAAGTGAACTTGATCATCAACAAGTTTATCACCAATGAAGGCACATTCACACAAGAGTACATTGACCTGGCCACAAACGCACTCAAGATGCGAGCCAGCAAAGAGTTTGAACAGGCCATGATGGAACCAGAGCGTCCGCAGAACAATGGCAGTGGCATTCAATTGATTGTGCCTGGTGGAGGTCTATTATGAGTGGCAAACCATTGACAGGTCCTATACCTGTAGCACAGCATCCTTGGTATCGTCGCTGGAGTTTCATGCGTGGTGTTTGCTACAATCCACGTCATGCTGACTATGCCAGTTACGGTGCTCGTGGTATTGAAGTAGATCCTGCGTTTGATGATTTTTGGGACTTTGTAGATATCATTGAACGGCGGTTGGGTCCAGCACCTTACGGCCGTCAAAGCAAGTTGGCCCGCATTGATCAAGCAGGCGATTACACTATCAAGAACTTAAAGTGGGATGTGGCCAAACATGTGGGACGTAGATGCCCTAAATCATTCAAGTTGAAATACCGAAACCGTACACGACCCTTGCGTGATTGGTGTGATGAATATGGAATAAACATTCATACAGCTATAGGTAGAATTGAACGTGGATGGACAGCACCACAAGTGTTGGGATTGAAACCAGGTCCTAAAGCGTTGATCTCAATACGGAAAAGACAATGACAGCCATCTTAAACAGTGAACAAGTTGATGCCATGGATTACAAGCAGTGCCGGGCAGCACTGAAATTGTTATTTAAAACTTATGATATGGAAAAGCCCTTGAGTGAATTGAGCAAGGAAGAATGGGATTCATGTGATGCAGTTTGCAATACCCTGTTATGGCTCGAAGATAGGATCCGTCTGTTTGAAGATCCACGCATACCCAGTATGGATCCAGGCATGGCCATTGAGAAACCCTTGCTGCCACCAAAGTCTACAAAGTCTGCAAAGGTAAGACCACGAAGACGTCAATTCAAGATTGGTGACCAGATCTATGCAGATGTGCAAACGGCCAGTAGAAAAACTGGTATTGCCTTAAACACATTAAAGACCTACGTGAGTCGTAAGCCAGACAAGTATGGCTACGTGGATTAAAGTTTAATTACAAACACTGCGGCACAGACCAGTGTAAAAATTCCCACTGCACTTTTGACGGCCAATTGTAGCAAATACTTCTGAAACCCATCAATTGTGTCATGTATTTCGTCTATTTTAGTCTCAACTGATGCCAGTCTACGGTTCACTTCTGAGAAGCGTTGCTCACATAGTTTCTCGTGTTCTTTTAATGTAGCCATGATCTTATTATCAAACAGCACGGTCTTCTAAGGTTGCACGAAGCATCCAGCAGTGTTTCTGTAATGCTTTTACGCGATCCTGTGCGTAGTTTTGTATGTGATTGTATTCACGGCTGTCAGTGGCATCTTCCAAATCCAAATGCACTTCAATCAAGGTTTCAAGATCATCGTACACTTGCTCTATCAGTTCTAATGCATCGCCTGAATACAGAGCGTCTGGAACGTCACTGCCTTCAATGGCGTCCATGATGGTGTATGGAAACTCAGCACGTATTGTGCGTAGCAATTCACCCAAGGTGTCAATTTCCGCTTGCAGGTCTTCATAAACTTTTTGCAACAGTTTATGGTCTGAAGGAAAGTTGCGGCCCACGATGTTTACATGTGCGGCATGGCTTTTGTAGTAGGCAACAAAGTTACTGCAAAAAGTTTTCAATAGGGCTTGTTCTACCATTTCTTATTCCTTAATTAAAATATCGTTCATCAATCACTTTACCGTTAGGATCTCTAACCTGCAAGCGTTTGGTTTCATCTGGTGTTATGCTCATCTCAAATGATTTATCACCTTTGTTCCATTTGCCTTTTCCACTCAAAAGAGCGGCAGTCAATTCTTTACTATCATATTCAGCAGGAATCTTAGATTGTGATTTAATTTTCATTTCTAATGCGTTTTTTGGTTTGCTAGTTCTTGTTTTTTTAGCAGATGTTGCAAGTTGTTTTGCTTCTTTTTCTGCATCTTCTTTAAGTTGGTTTGCTATTCTTTTATTTTTTTCATCTTGCATTCTTTTTGCATCAAATGCTTTTGCTTCTTCTACCGTTTTTCCAACCAATTCTGGACGACCCTTAAACGGAGTTGATTGAACTTGTTCATAATTTCTTACAATAGTATCAGCAAGTTCATTACTTGCGTTTGCTATTAGTTCTTCTTTTGTAGTAGGATTAGGAGTTTTCTTTGTGGCTTTTGCAGGTGTAAAAGTTGGCATAGAAACCATGTTATGATCATACCTGTGCCAATCTTCAATTTCTTTTGCTGTTAAAGATCTTGGACCTTCTGTTTGTATTTTATTATAAAGTGTTTCTGCTAATGTGCCTGGAGCATATTTCTGTTCATGCGGAGTTAATCCACCTTTAATGTAATGTTCGTAATATGCGGTGCCAGTAACAGGAATTTTTCCATATTCAATATTCATAGTAGGAGTATTTACAGGAGCCTCTGGAACAGCAGGACCAGTTGTGACAGCAGGTGGTGCGGCCTTAGGAATTGGTGGTTGCTCAATTGCACGTGGTATTTCTGTTACAGCAGCAGGCATAATTTCTGGAACAGCAGGACCAACATTTACAGGTGGATACTTTTGTTCAAACACAGCCTGTTCAACTGCCTGTGGAGTTTTACCAACTATTCCAGTTTCGCTGGCATACATTGTTGGATTATATGTCAATCGTGGAACATCAGAACCTTTGCTCATTGAAGCAAGTTGTTGACTAAATCCACTTTCAGCCGCAGTCATAGGAGGAGTAATGCCCAATGCTTGTGCATTGGCCTGTGCAGGACCTTTTGGTGGAACAGCAGGTCCTGTTGGCGGTGTAAAACTATAATTGGTTGTGGGTGCTTGATATCCGTAGATGTTGTCACCTGTGTTCAATGCCTGCATTTCTTGCGGAGTCATTCTGGTAAAGCCAGACTTTTCTAATTCTTTAGCAGCCTGAATACCCTTGTAGCCTTGATAGCCTTTGACACCCAATTTTGCCACAGTTGGAACACCGGCTAAGAAATAATCTGCTGCCAATTCTGATCCTAACACAGCAGGATCACGATATCCTCTGCCCAGCATTTCGCCATAGGCTTTGACACCTTCACCTGCGTAAGGAACTTGCCCACGTAAACGTTTGACAGCATCTTGTGGCAATGGACTTTGTGATCCAGTTGTGGGCACAGCAGCGTCTGTGGCTTGTGCAGTGCTAATTTTACCACTACGCCATTGTTGTAGTGTTTCTGCAGGAATATACGTTTCACCCAATGGTTGTAGGCTACTGGGCATTTGTCCCGGAGCAGGCACTTCACCTGGTTTGGCAATTTGATTGGTAAAGCCTTGGTATGTGCTTTTACCTACATCTACCGCACCCTTGACCACTGGTTTCACAGCACCCACTGTACGACTGGCCACTGGCCCTGCACCTATAGTGGCAGTGCCCAACATGCTGGCCACATCCTGTTCAGGAATGCCTGTGCGTTCAGCAACTGGAGCAACAACATTTTCATTCACAATGTCGCCTACTCGACTGCCAATGGCTCTTATTGGAGCATTTTCATAACCTCTAGTTCCAGCAACACCTGTGGCACGACCCACTACATCTTTTGGACTTGTAGTTTGTTGTTGTGCCAAAGCAGCAGCCTCTTCTGCTGTTCTATTACCTGTCAATCCGTAAAAAGCACGAGCCAATGGATATGCCGCATAATCCAATGTGCCTGTGACTGCATTCAAAGCACTGTCAGCCAAACTGGCAGCACTACGCCCAAAAGTTTGTAATGCTGTTTCTGGTTCTGTCTTTTTTAAGAACGCATCGGGGTCAAAACTACCACCACGCGGTTTCTTTTTTTCTTCACGGGCAAGGAATGCATCTGGATCAAACTCAGCCATATTATAGTCCTAATCTACGTTTAATTTCTGGCGT